GTGGTTCTTTTATTTACATATCTGTGCAATCGTCCAAGTACTGGTCTTCAACCCACTGAGCACTGTCTGGGTGGTTTATTCGAGACCAGCCGTTTAGTTTCTCGTAAACACGGACTCGTGTGCCTGCTGGAAGAAACTCTTTGTCTTGGCTGTCAATACGAGGACCAGCTTCAACGTAGTAGTCAGTTGTAAGAGTGCCTTCGTAATAAGGCTTGTCTGACTTCTCTAAGCGTGTATTAACATCTAATTCACGCTCAAATTCGCTTTGAGCTGGGGCTGGAAGAGGTGTTCCGCTCTCACGGAAGACAATTTCACGAGGACGGCCGTTGAGATCCCAAATATAATTATAATCATTTTCAGTCACACCGTCCATGCCGTAGTTACAGTGAATGGCTGTGCTATCGCTAGTCATGATAAGTACGTGCCCAAATGCACCGAGCGAGCTTGAGCCGTCACGAGGCGCCCAGATAACGACATCTCCACGTTGACCATCGAACGTGCCATCCACGGCATCGTAAACCTTCGCATAACCAATTGCTGGCAGTGCTTGTTGAGCTGTTTCTGTGTTGTTATCCAATTGGTTTCCGGCCCCATAGCTTCCCGCTGATGAACAGTCAAATTCAATGCGTCCATCTCCGTCAGCGTCGTTTCCGTAGCGGTCTCCCATGTCATAGTGGACTGGGATTGATTGTAGATGATGCATGCGTGCAATACTTGATTCAATTTTACTCATTTTTTAGTTCCTTCCTTCAATTAATCTTGTTTTGGTTCGTGGTAGCCCAATGCTTGTTCACTATCTCCAAGACCTTTAGTCGTTGGGTCTGGAATGATATTTAAGATGTTTACAATTGTCAAACCTACCAAATAAGGATTTGAGACGAACTTACCGAGCAAGCTGAACACTGCATCCCAACTTGTCAAATCTTGGAAATTAATTCCAAAGTAAGTCAAGATAGGCAGTGCAATCGCAAGCGCTACACGATACAAGAACGCTTTATTTTTTGCGTTAAAACGCACAGACCAGTTAATTTTATTCATCAGTTGATTTTTCCTTTCAATTCTTCGATTTCTTTTTTTAGCTCAATCACAGTATCGACCAAACGCTGGAAGTGGCCATCGTCATCTACATACCACAAGCCTTGTTGCTTGGTATCGCCAAACGTGCGGGCAAACAAGAGACGTTCGTTGCCTTCGCCCTTATTCTTGCCGTCGTCGTAAGCGTCCCAGCTATCTTCTGGATCACGCGCTAATTCAAACCCTAGCAAGTTCTCAGCAGTGATTGAATCAATCCACTCATAATCACCTCTCCAAGTGGCTTCCTTTGTCTCTGGGTCAATATAGAAGGGCGGGTTGTCTAAACCGTATAGATTAATACCGCCATTTTCTTTGTCTTTGAAAAAATAGAATGGCAAGTTCATGTTTGGAACCCCAACATTGCCCGTCGCTTCTTCTAATTCCTTCCAGACGTGCGGTTCTTCTGAACCGTTATTAGTCCATGAGCTTGAATCTTCAAACCATTTCAAAGACTTCAAATTGTTGATATCCCGCTTGATTTGGGTTAGGTCAACACTACCATCTGAGGCCGTGTTTAGCCCATCAACCTTTTTTTCAATCACATCAGTCCGCTTGAATAGCTCTTTGATGTCTCGACCGATGCTTCTAATTGTTTCTACAAGATTCATCACTGTTCCTCTTTTGCTTGCGTATATACAGATAGGTAATCTACATCAGCCACAGCGTCAATCTTTTTGCCAAGCTCTGTCAACTTAGCTACGATCGCTTCGCTAGTATCGCTATTGAGAGTGCCAATCTTATCTGCAATCTCTTTGAGAGTGTCAAGGTTCTCTGGAACCCCTTCCCCGAGAATTTCCGCTTTTAGCTGTTTGATTGCCTCGTTTAGTTGCTGTTCAGTGATTCCGCTTCCTGCCTCTTTGTCATTGATTGCCTTGCGCAAATTTTTGATGTCTGTTCCGATTGCAACCACTACAGCTTCTAATTTATTTTTAGCCATGCATTCTCCCTTCAAATTTTAGCTAAATTATATATAGCTACTAAATCTGGAAGCTCATCTACAGTATCGCTGTCTAAGTGCTTCCGTACTTCCTCAGCCAGCGCTTTCATTTTGGGTCTTCGGTATTGCTTGGAATGCTAGCAGATGGATTAAATGACGGGCGAACACGAATTTTAAATTCGTCTGTCGGAAAAATGAACCCATCTAGTTTTAATTCCAACTTGTAACGACCAGGATCTACAGCGTCTTTGAATTTGAAGTTGAAACAACCTGATTCTACAGATACATCTTCATACAGAATTACTTTTTTCGCATTGAAAATGGCAAGCTTACCTGTGCCAGATAAGTCTTTCTTCAAGCCATCATCGTCCAAAATCTCAAATTCAAATACTGATGCAGTGTCTCCTGATTTGATGACACACCCGCCGTCAACTTGCTTGATGCTCGTCATGATATCGTTCATCGTTCTCGTCGGTCCTCTTTCTTTTCTAAAGGCGTCAAATTAAATTTATCCTTGTCAATGTTCATCTTGACGTACTTATCAATAAAAGGGATTTCCACCCCTAAAGCCGATAAGCTAGCTAAAATGCTAGAGGTGTAAGCTGCAATCATTGCGAAGATAAATGTATCAACGATACTCGCCAGGTTCATGAAATTAGCAAATGGATAGAACATTGCCACAAACACGGTCATTGCTGTGTGGCTCACTACTCCTTTGCGAAACTTTGTGCTTGAGAGTTCGTGAGCAGCCCAAGCTCTAGATACACCCACGGCTATGTCTGAAAAAATAATTATCACAAGAATAAGTACCCATGGATGCTCATCGATACCGTGGGCGTAAAAGTCTCTGACGACATCAAAGAGCCCAAAAATCCCATCTGGTTTATTGTTCATTGCTTACCCCTGTATCGTTAGACTCTGCTAGGATTTCATCTTCAATTTTGTAACGAAGGGTGCGCAGTTCTTGCTCATCTTTGCGCATTTGCTTGCGGTATTTAGCGTAGAGTTCAGCATTAAGAAGATTCTCTTGAACGCTAGATACCGCATTCTCGTCAATGCTGATGTAGGTCTGTTTAACTAGAACTGTAGCTCCTTCTTCTACGACGTTAAATTCTGCGTTGATTGTGCGTTGCTTTGTAATTTTTAGTGACATGATTATTTTCCTTTCTTTATTCTTCGACCGTTGGATATTCGTCTTCTGTGATGTAAGTGACCGTACCTGTGTAGACAGCATCTCCAAAACTTGGGTTTGAAAAAAATATATTTCCATTAGATTCAAAATGCCACACTGCGCAGTCCTTGTGTTTGTTTAAATCGTTCTTGTTAGCAACCAAATGCGTTTGCACACAAGGCTTGAATCCATTTGGAACTTTCTCGCCCAAATCCTTGTACTCACCTTCGACGACAGAATAGGTGCCTCTGATTAAACTTAAGGTTACTACGTCCCCTTTCCGAACCACATTAGCTTTGACACCATATCCTATCGGGATTTCTTTTTTAACAACGGGTTGGTTGGTTTGCACAAACTCAACCCAATTTCCAACTGTGTCCTGCGTTAGAGTGCGTTTGAAGAACCTACCAGAACTTGTTGTCAACGATTGGTGAATACCACCCAGTCCTTCTATTATTTCTAAGAACCCTACTTGTTCTGTAGGTTTAGGCTTGTTGATAGGATAGTTCTTCATCGTGCTCATTACCGAGAAGAAACCTGTTGTTCTGTAATCATCAAGGTTCGTGTTGTTGTATTCGATAATCGCAGCACCTTGAACTTCTGTAAGCTGGTGGTGCTGAATTGGCTTTGAACCTGAATAAATCAATCCATTGACATCAAGCGCCCCGTTTTCACGGTATTTACCAATACCAACGCCTTGTTGATCATAGGTCATGATAGTTTTATCGGTCGGCACTGTAGCTTGAAATTCCGAGGGCGAAAATCTATCCTCTAGTTTGCCTGTGACTATGAATGAGGTATCTGCGGGATATTCTTTGCCCAAATTAGCATTAGATGCCTTAAATTCAGAAATGCTTGACCATTCACCACCAGCTTGCCCATTATCTGCTACAGCATTGCTCGTTCCAACTTTTGTTGTTGTAAAAGTCAGCTTCATGGTATTTTTTTGAACGCCATTCACACTTAGTGGCGCTATTTTAGCAAATCTCTTGATGGTTAGCGTGTCTGACTTCGAGCCACTTCTGGAAACTTCAAATTTCAGCATTGGGCTGAAATAGAATAGAAATGTTATTTTTACCTCTTTCCAATCAGACCAAATCCCACGAGAGTCTTGAACTCTCCCTCTCAATGTCATTTGAGTGTCTTTGTTTACAGCAACCTCCCGGAATACCCCGCCATTCGTAGATACAGAATTACTGGCACCAACAATTTCAGCGTAGTACCCAGCTATTGTAGCTCCATCCTTCGCTTGCGCCCCGTTGAAAACGACCTTCACAAGCGACATTATGGACACGAAATGCGTTGGCTCTGGAATTATCCTTTGAGTCGTTGGATTTGTATCTGTCAAAGTAAATCCAGTGAACGAAGGTTTCATGTTGTTTGTAACAACGCATGCCGTTAGTGTTGCTGACTGCGTCTGGATCAATTTGCCGTCTATGTAGGTATCAACATATATAGTACCTCGGCCAGTTGTTGCATTCGGTATGTCGTTGGCAAAATCCGCTGGGATTGTCCACTTAAACGATGTCCCAATATTGTCAGCAATTTTACCTTGCTTGTTACCCCAAAAATAGCGCAGTGTGTGCGTAGCGCCAGCTATTTTCCTGTCGATAGTGATATCTACTTGATTGCCAATGAATCCCTCTGGAACGCTCACCGAACTTCCTCTTGGGATAGTTGTCAGCGTTATGCCTTGATTGCCGATGTCTAGGTTTCCAGGGCTGTATCCACCCGATCCGTTGAAATGCGCACGCACACCGAAGGCACCAGACCCATCGTCAGCATGGCGGACAGTAATTGTGCGGTCAATCAACTGTATTTCTGAGTTTCGGTTAAGCATCGCTGGGCTACCAGAGTAGTCAATTCGTTGCCCAAAACCATCGACGTAACCAGAACATTGATAGCTTGCAAATGTCCACCCTTGATTCAGCAATGCTAATCGAATACGGACATCACTTGTATTGGTTTGGATATTCTGTCCAACTTGGTCAATCCACAGCCTAATGCGATATCCACGGTCATTATTTGACCAAAATTCTACCATGGTTAACTACCTCCCACATATCTAATCACGTTCCTGTCAGGATTGATGAAATCCTGTTCCTCTCGATAGCGACCAATCTGAATAGTTTTAGAGAAAATACCATTTTCAATGTGAATCACACCTTGCGAAATATACATTACTTCATTACCAGCTGAGAACATCGAAATCCGACCGCTTGGGCTGAATAGCATAGAGCTGGAGTTGTCGGTTTTACCGATAACAAGCCCTTCGTTCGATGAAGTCATGTAGCTGTCGATAAAGTTCCAACGTTCTGACATATCATTCAGATTGTTCTCTAGCTTAGCCACACGAGCGCTTGCGTCAGCCAAATTCTTCTCAGCTTGTGCCCGGTTGGCGTTATTTGCATTCACGAAATCTTGGTATGCCTTCACCCATTGATTAAGTATCTCAAGAGAGGCCTTAGCCTCAAGCTCGGCTTGTACCACAGAATTAACTTCGTTAAGCTTGTTGAGTTGTGCTTGTGTCAATACGCTGTCAGCCTTAGAATCAATATCATCTTGTACATCTTCGAGGGCAGGGGTCCAGTCCGTTTTGACTGTTCCTTTTTCGATTTTCACTTCCCAAACGGATTTGCTAGCTGTTTTGTGATATGTGTTGACACGTAGATGATAGTTTCCTGTTGGTTTAATCCAAGTAATCAGCGTTCCTGTAGTTCCTGTTTTTAAATCAGATACAATCTGATAATTTTGGTATTTATCATCAATCAACCAAAGTGTCACATTATCGCTCTCAACATTTGCATTGTGTAGAGCAGTAAAATTACCGTCTGATTTTGCGCTAACAAGATACTTTTGGTTTTGCTCTAAGTAAACAGAAGTTTCGGTTTTGTACAAAACATTATTATCAAAATTCGTTGGTTTTCTGTCCGGCTTAAAAGGTCCTTTCGAACCTTTTAAAAGGTTGCGACCACCCACCGAGACACTGCCAGCAGTGTCATTCCATGAATAATCAACTGGATTAGTGCTATTTGCTTTATCAAAGTTAGTACATATACCCAGATATCGTTTGGTGCCGTCTTGAGTCAAACTGAAACCAGTTCGGCCATCAGCGCTATCAGCGTAGGCAAAATGGACGTAAGCTGTTCGTCCGTCTGCTCCGGGTTTCCCCGGTATACCATCACGCCCATCGCTACCTTTCCATTTAGACCAACAGTAATCTTGCGGGTTTCGGCTATTCGTAGTGCTGAAATCTTGGTACATACCGATGAAAGCCTTGTCTGTATCGGTTTGGCTGAAACCACTACCAGACACCGTGTCAGCGTATGCGATGTGGGTGTACTGGGTTTTACCATCAGCACCCTTAATGCCGGGGATCCCTTGGTCACCTTTAGGCCCAGTGTCGCCTTTATCGCCTTTAGCCCCTTGTTCCCCGATTTTAGAAACCGAGTATCCAGTTTCGCTAGTGTTATCGGTGTAGCTCCAAACTGTTTTAGTCCAGAGGTATTGCCCAGCTGGTACGCTAGGTACTTGGCTAACCCAACCAGTTGTTGGTGGGACTGTCCCAGATACCCCTTTAGCATAGGTGATTGCGGTGCTACGAATGCCGACACCATCTTTGCCCGGAATACCATCAACGCCACTGTTGCCATCTCTGGCAATATAGGTTTTCTGGTATCCAGTCTCATTTGTATTATCGGTATAAGCCCAGATGGTCTTTGTCCAAAGCCATTGGCCTTGAATTAATTTCGGAGGTGTTTGAGACCACGTTCCGGGTGTAATGCTATCTGATGCTGAAATTCCATAAAGAACCGTCGTACCTCTTATCCCAACACCGTTTTTACCAGCGATACCATCTCGACCATCTCGACCATTTAAGCCGTCAGAAACACCGACGAATGTAATCTCGTCACTAGCAACTTCTTTCTCTCCAACCCAAGCTGATACTGTGATTACGGTAGGTTTAGTAATCTTGCTTGCGCTCACTGTGTAAGTCAGTCCAGCTCCAACAATAGAACCATCAATTACAAATCGATAAGTTGCGTTAACTATCTGATTTCCTCGTTTTAACGTTGGACGTAGCGTTGACTGTCCTGTATTGTTTTTAAAAATAACACCGTTATCTGTCGAAAAAAGGATTCTGTAAGGCCTACTGTTTTCAACCATGCGTTCGAAGACGGTTCTAAGGTCTCCCGACGTTCTATTTTCAAGCTCTTTGAAATTACCAAAAGTCGTTGTGTTATTTGCTGGGTTGCTAAAACTAATCTTTTGCTCAATAGCACGAGCCCTTACGTCGAGCGACGGGACAAAGCCCTTGTCGTGAATTGTGATAGTATCCCCTATCTCAACATCAACGAACCCATCGACTTCGTAAGTGATAGCTGGATAGGCATTCTTTCGCAAATTCGCAATCCCTGCAGCACGGATAACTTTCGGATCATCACTGTCAACTTCTAAATCCTTTCGAATCCACTTATTATCTTGAGTCGAAGCCCCAAAAGTCGAAGGGTACAAGTTGGCTGCATGAGGTGCATAGAGACAATTGCCCTCTTGTTTGAAGATAACAATCCCTTTGTCATTCTTTTCCTCCCAAGCCGGGAGACCATCGATATAGACTCGCACTTCAGGGCCGTTCTCGGGTTGCTCTTTTGCCTTCCCGTACGGGACAATCATCGTATAGATTTCGGTTTTATCAACCTTTCTCGTCATCGATTTGATATTTTTTTCAAACGTCAGACGGATATCGCTACGAATTCGACCTACGCCAGTGTGTGAATCGTCCGCTTGATGGTAAACGTTCAGAACGAGCTGTTTGATAGAGCTGTCGTCATTAAGTCTAGTCACAAATTCAACTTCAGCATTAAATTTATTAGCCAAGCTCAACAACCTTGCTAATTTCGTGTCTTGCCCTTCCCACTCAAGCGTTTTTTTCTGATCAGAGACCTCGTTGACACCGAGCGTTACCATCGCAAACAGAGGAATGTCAAACGCATCGAGGTATTCTGCGAATGACATAGCTTTTTCAGCCTTATAAGCATTCGTGTACTCGTTTATCAATTCAAGGTTCAGGTTTTCGCAATAACATCGCACCCATCGCTCGTTTTCCTCAACCTTCATAATATTAAACAAGTACGTTTGCCCGTTATGTTTAAATGAAATGAATGAACGCTCGTTTAGTTGGTTGTAAAGCGGTTGGTTTGCTGTATCACCTAGCAACTCCTTTTTCGAAACAGTGAACTCAAACGTACTAGACGCCGTCTCAAGATTGCGAGTCCAAGTGTCATCGTAGAAGTTTAACGTTTCTTGCTTTTCGTTATCGATAAAACCAATCTTTTGTAAGTTGGCATCGTGAATCGTTAATAGCATTACAAATACCTTTCTTCAAATTTTACAGACACAGAAGGTTTAGTTGTGACCCATCTTGAGCAGTAGACTTCGAGTTGTGACTTGCCGGGAGGAATTGTGATGAAGTCAGAACCTTGAACAACATCAACGATTTTCGAAATATTATCTACCCGTACAGTGTCGTTCTCGCTGTTTATCACAACTTCTCCACCAGCCCTATATCGATTGGGAACTTTCCGGACCCCTACGACATAGTCTTTCCGATAAATAAAATCATCTAAGTACATGTGGCTCACTTGCGGTGCGTTCCCAACTTTGCTGAAAATAATATGGATTTTATCCGATTTCTTACCTTTGATTTCAGGGATAGTGTATCTAGGATAAGACCCCCACCAATAGAACTGGACGACGTCGTCAAACCTTTGGATGTCTGACCACCCCCTAGGCTCGTTAAATGGGTTGTGCTCTTCTATGTGTGTACCTAGAAACTGCTTTCTGTCGACAAAACGGTAGCCACCCCTGCCATCGCTGGCTAAAAAGTTGTATTCACAACCCAGACCGCTACCACGTTTGTAAGTTTCGACACCATACAAAAAAGTGCCACTTGCATCTGTGACACTAATTTTCAAATAACCCATCTGATCTGCAGAGCCTAGCCAGAAAATTTGCCTCCACCAGAAATACTCGTACAGAGCACCTTTTACACCGCTAGAATCCCTTGGGATATCAAATGTAACTGATGCTGTCTGGCCACTCTGCAACGCAATGTGAGGGCGACCCCAAGCATTGTCGATGTAAAGCGTGCCGTTTGGTCTGGTATCGTTGATATCGTTCGTGATACCAACATTTTTCAATCCTTGCGACAATCCGTTAGGGATTCTGTGCTGTCCGTTGGATGAAGCGTAATCAAACAGCACCTCTGATTGTTTGTAAGTTTCTGTATCCCCTTTTTGCCTGTCGCCAAGCTCCAAAATGCCACTGCTGTTAACCAATCCGATATAGCCATTCTCACTATTGTGCTTCACTGTAATTATCGGATGCGCATCAACTGATCCGTCGTTGACAAGGTCAAATACCAGCTTGCCGTTTTCTGTTTTAGGAGTTTCGAAACTTCGATATGTAGTTGAATGTGCGACCCCGTCAGGGACCATGAATTCAATTTCAGCTTGGTCATACCAGTCTGAAACGCCTTTTAAACTAACATCCCCTTTCACTATCGCTAAGTAGTATCTGTCAGGTTCGTCTGGTAATCTCAACTTAACAGGTTTATCAGAATGCAACACTCTAGCCGCTTGTTCCCTGACACGATAAAACATGCCGTTGTCAACTTTGGCTGGCTCGTTGGGGTCTACGAAGGCAATATCTTCAAGATGTCTTGTCGCCAAACTAACAGTGAGCTTGATTTTTTTTGCACCAAACGAAACCTGTTGAATGTTGACCCCGATTTTAGGGGCTGAATCTGTTGTTATATTGCGTTCGTTCCCGATTTCGTGCGATACTTTGATTAGTTTAAAGTAATCGTTCAAATCGTATCCGTTAAATTGAAACACAGCCATTATTTAATACCTCTCATGCGTTTGTAAGTGAAATCTTTGTCTTTTTGGTATGAAGTCAAATCGTCTCCTGTAGCGTAAGCAAACTCTCGACCATCGACACTCAACGAGATTGGACGACCGATTAGTTCAGTGATGATATCCATTGCTTGTTCGAGACGGTCCATTCTACTATCATCTCGAACTGACAAATCAACGCTACCACGAATTAAACCACCACCAAAACCATCAAACAAGTCGTTGTCTTTGAATAGATCTCTAGAATCTATTGCGTACTCACTAGCCACATCAATCATTTCTTTAATCGAATCTTTGACAAATTTTACGCTTCTATCAATACCTACAGCCATCCCTTGACCAATGTAGATACCGACTTCATCACGGAATAGTCGTGATGGTGAATGGATCCTAGCTTTTGCCTGAGCTGCACGCTCTGCTTGGGCTACAAGGGCGTTAGCAGCAGCCGTTACCGCACCAAGAGCAGACATCATACCAGCGGCCAAACCTTGACCAATCATTGCCCCTGCTGCTCGCATAGCACCTACACCAGCCATAGCACGGGCTTGTGCCGCATTAACTAGCGCACCCATTGCAGAAGATACAGCACCAACCGCCGATTGGATCCCTTGAGCAATAGCTTGTCCAGTTTGTTGACCAGCCTGTTGACCCATCTGAATCATTCGCTGACCATTCGATTGAACAGCTTGCGCCATTCTTTGCATTGCTGATTGCACTTGTGCCGCTGCGTTGTTCATTGCTACACCAATCAGTGGCGCTAATGTTCCAATTTGCATAATGGCAGTCGTAGCCATTGTGGCACTTGACGCAACCAAGTTGAACTGCGCTGGAATCAAAGCAATTGAGGCTGTCAATTGCATGACACTCGCAATTACCATAGTAAATTGGCTACTAATCAGTGCCACTGTAGCACCAACGGCAGTAAGGCTTGCGTTCATTGCAGTGAACTGTGTAGTCACCGCTTGAATAGATGCCCCAACCATTGTTAATTGGCTATTGAGCATAGTCAAAATTGTCCCAAGCGCTGTGAATTGTGCCCCAAACATTGTCACACCCGATGTAGCTACCAAAAGTTGACTGTTGATTGTAGACAATGCAGTTGTGAAGGTCGTAAATTGGCTATTAAGCACAGTCAAAGAGGTTCCAATCATAGTGAATTGAGTACCTACGAGAGTTAGGCTAGTGCCTAACATAGTCGTGCTTGATGCCATTGTAGACATGCCAGTAGTAATCATGGTTAATTGACTAGCGAGATTAGTTAGACTAGCAGTTAATGTAGTCATACTTGCGTTAACTGAAGTCATGCTAGAAGTCAACGACGTTGAAACTGCACTAAATTGAGTCAACCCAGTAGCGGCTTGCATCAATGCTGGCGCAAGTGTCATGATTTGTGTTCTGAAGGCCGTGATAGGTCCCACGATTGCAGTTAGACCACTAAGCGATTGACTAGCTTGACTAGAGAATGTGCTAAACGCTGTTCCTGCTGTAGTCAATAGCGATTGTAGATTAGTGAACGATGATTGAATACTTGTAATCGTGCTTGAGAAATGACTCAAACCTGCAACAGCGCTAGAAGCCGAGCTAGACACCTTGCTCATACCATTACCAAGCTGAGTCATGCCAGTACCAGCTTGCGCCAACCCAGCCGAATTGTTACCAATTGAGCCAACACCTTTAGCAACTGCCGCAAGAGATGCAGCCATGTCGCCGAGGTTGGTATTGGTAATCTTAACCACACCATTAGCAAGCTGATTGAAACCAGAACCTGCTTTCTGCGCTGCCGTACCAATCGAATTGAACACATTAGCCAAGCTATCCAATACGCTACTGATTGCACTACCTGCAGAGGTAATCACGTCTG